ATTTCATCTTGTGTCATTGTGATTTCTGGCATTTCCCCTGCCGCCACATTAACCACAGGTTGTGGTATATCCGGCATGGCCATCGCGGGGCTGGATGCCACATTGACCACCGGCTGTGGAATGTCCGGCAAAACTGTCTGTGTTTGCGGAATTAAAATGTTTGGCGTTTCGCCGGCTGTGACATTAACGGCCTGCTGAATGGGCACGCCCTGTGGGAGTGCCCCCATCATAGCACCGGCCTGTTGCCATAGTCGCATTCCATTCTTCGAACCGTCCAGCGGGATTATTGCTTCCGGTCCCGCCTCAGCCACCAAGCCTAAGTGTGGTTGGTTGAAAATACCGCCCTTAGCATGTGGCGCCGCATTGACGCCTATGCTAAAGCCAGCACTAAATGTCGATTTTATATTCTCCCATGCATTGCTAATAACGCTTGAAATGGCACCAGGCAGCTGGTTAATCCAGTTCATTACGCCTTCATATGCTGACTGTGCCCAGCTAATAGCCGCATTAACGAACGCTGCCCCCGCCTCAGCGCATGCTGCAGGCAGTTGCTGTAAGAATGCAGATACGCTGGCCACGAGCTGAGCCATCCACGATACTGCAGTATTATAAGTTTGTGACATCCATGCTATTACGTCTGCAATAAATTGCGTTGCCATTTGCTGTAACTGCGCAGGTAGCTGTTGCAGGAATGTTATTGTTGCTGTTACAGTCTGCGACAGCCACTGTGAAACTGTGGCATAAGTCTGACTTAGCCATTCCGCAGCATTTGATACAAACTGTGTTCCTGCCGTTTGAATTTGCCCTGGCAAAGCATTTACCCAAGCCGTGAAAGATGCCCATGCTGCAGCAATTCTTCCCGGTACAGTGCTGAGATAGCCTATAACCATACCAAAGCCCATGATAATGTTCATTGGCAGGTTGCTGACAAAGGTAATACAGGATGATACGCCCTGCTGGATAGTATTACCCAGCCACGTCATAGTATTGCTGGCCGTTTCCGTCAAACCATTCCACATGCCAGATAGTCCATTGCTTGCCCATTGCGCCGTGTTGGCAGCTTCATTTACCAGCCACTGGTAAGTATTTGATGCCTCGGCCTTGACTGCTTCCCAACCAGTTCCTGGCTGTGCATCCACAGTCACTGCTTTGCCGTCTCCTGTCTCCGGTGTTTCCGGCGATTCCGGCGATTCCGGTTTAGCTCCACCAAAGCCCAGTAGATTGCTCAGCATTTGAGACGCACCGCCCACAAAGGCTTCTATTGTGCCCCTTATTCCATCAAGTACGCCGCCCACTATGTCAGACAAGCCGCTCCATGCTTTCTCCCAATCGCCGCTAAACACGCCTGTAACAAAGGTTATAAGCCCGCCAATCACTTTAGCTAATGTCTCAATGATATTGGCTATGATATTGATTGATGTCTCAATGGTTGCTGCCAGTCCGGCAAATATTACTTCTACAGCAAAGCCCAGGTTGTTGAATACAGCGGCAATAAGTTCTGAAGAAGATGAAGATTGCCCCGTGACCTTATTCCAGACATTTGTAATGGTATCCACTACCCGCCCAAATGTGTCACTTATACGCTGGACAGTGCCAGAAATGATGTTGGAGATATATCCCCACACCACGCCAGCAGTCTCTTTGAAACTTTCCCAGTTTGCGATTACTATACCGACTACGGCAGACAGCGCCAACAGCGCCAACCCGATGGGGTTGGTCGCCATGATGGTGCGTATGACGATAAAGGCACCACGGATGCCGTTTACCAGCCCGCCCGCGAAAAGCGTGCGTATGAAAGTAATTGCTCCCGTGATTGCAGTTCCTATAGAAGACATCATGCCCGTAACTACGCCCATTATCGCGCTGCCAGCACCAGATATTAGCCCTGGTATGGCCATAATGCCATTCACCATGGCCATCGGTGCGCGTCCGATCATGGTGAATACCTGGAATATGCGCTGGCCTAGTGCTCTGAACGCGCCTGACAGTGTTGGCACATATCCTATTGTCGTTTCGCAGAACAGTGCAAACTTCGCCCCGAAAAGCGCGATGTACGCTTGCGCCGTCTTGAACGCATAGAAGGAAACTGCAGCACCTGCAACAGCAGCCGCCACAGCTCCCAGCCCAGCAACCAATTCCTGATGCTCTTTTGCCCATGCTGTGAAGGAGCTTACTACCTCAGATATTTTCTTGATAATTGCCGTCAGTGGAGGTAAGAATACCTGTCCCAAAGCAATAGCAGCGCCTTCCACTGCTGACATTAACTGAGTTATAGCGCCTTTGGCATTGTTATTCATAATCGATGCCATTCTCGCTGCCGCTCCATCACAGTTGGTAATCTCATTTGAGAGCTTTGCAAAATCTTCATCAGAGGCATTAACAATGGCCAGGAATCCGGACATTGCCTCCTGCCCCGCCAACGATTTAGCGTATTCTGCTTTTTCAGCTTCGGACAATCCACTGAACGCATCGCGCAAGTCTTCCATGGTTTGCATGAACGGCTTCATTGTACCGTCTGCGTTAGTAACGGATATGCCTAACATGTCCATGGCGGTTCCGGATTCTTTAGTCGGCGCCGCCAACCTCGTCATAATCGACCGCAGGGAAGTACCTGCTTGGTCTGCTTTAATGCCAGCGTTGGCCATCAAACCAGTGGCGATGGCCACATCTTCGAGGTCATACCCCAAGGCACCGGCAACAGCGCCGGCGTACTTGAATGTCTGGCCCATCATTTCAACATTAGTATTGGCGTTGGTCGAGGCGGCGGCCATAACGTCGGCCATGTGCCCTGCTTGGCTAGCGCTCATCCCGAACGCCGTCAAATCATCAGAAACGATATCGGCAACAGTGGCAAGGTCACTGCCGGATGCGGCAGCCAAATCCAACAAGCCCGGCATGCCGGAAATAATCTGCTCCGTTTTCCAACCTGCCATACCTAAATAACTCATGGCTTCTGCGGCCTGTGATGCCGAAAACTGTGTTTTAGCGCCCAGTTCTTGTGCCGTGGCATTCAGCCTTTTCATATCCTCATTAGACGCATTGGTTATGGCCTGCACTTTGCTCATGGCCTGCTCAAAGTTGGCTGCTACTGTTACAGCACCGACCAATGGAGCAGCAGCCACTGTCGCAGCGCCTACAGCCGCGCCCAAACGTCCCTGCTGTGTATTGACATTTTGCTGCGCCGATTCTACAGCAGCCACACGGTTGGCGAGCTGTGCGCGACGTTCTGTCAGCTGGGTTATCTCCCGCTGCAGTTGCTGAGCGCGCTGTAGAGTGGCTTCATTAACTCGCCCATACTGCCTAACTTCTTCGTCCATCCGTCTCCAAGTGTTGTGCATTTCCTGTGTAAGACTTTTGGTTTGATTCTTTAAGCTAGACATCTGGCTCATAGCCTGTCGCGTCGAACTTGCCAGACTGCCATCAACACGGCCCTTAATCGCAATAGCTAATTCTAGCAATCTGCTCACACAGCTCACCTCCCCTGTGTTTTTTGCGCTATTTCTTTATTCTCTTTCTTGATTTCGGCACCAATTATGCTCATCCATTCCGCTAATTCGCGGGCGGGCATAGCCATATAATCCGTTACTGGGGTTTTGCTATAACGTGCCATATGCAAGACCGATGTCCTTAGACTGTCTGGTCTTGGGCACCCAGTAAAAAAGCCTGTACCTTGACCGTAGCTGCGGTAAAGTCAATGGCATTCAGTGCAAGGATTTCCTCATACTTTACGCCTGCAGCGATAGCCGCTACGTGCGCCTGGTAAGCCTGCGACAATGCCGGTACGACCATCTGGGGATCATCTTTCTTTGCTTCGCGTGCTGCCTTTACCAGCTTGAAACCTGTGATTTTGTCAAAATCAAAAGTCAGCGTATCCAAACCGCTTGCAAGCGGTTTTGACAGCTTTACCACATTATTATCATCAACAATCTCTGCCTCAATAACTTCTACAGCTTTTTCTGACATTTTAATTCCTCCCTAAAAAAGTCAGGCGTGGTTTCCCACGCCCTCCTATTCACCTATTATCAGTTATCAGCTCATGCCAATGTTGCGGCGTACGGCCTCCATGATATCAACGCCATTAATGACAGCCTTATAGCCAAACTTATCAATTTCTACGATGGTCTTGCCGCCCACTTCGAACTTAATATAGTGGCACTCAAGCGTATTGCTTGCATCGGCAGTGCTGCCTGCCTCCATGGTGCCCGGCTTGTAACTCTTAGCACGGCCACGGATGACCACACGCACCTGCTCATGGCCATACTCATT